GACCATTGCCGCCAGAATTAGAGGAGAAGCTTAGACGTGCGAGCTATGATCTTGCTAGCAATTTTATCGACTAGCTGTGCAGTAAAACAACCACAGCCTGATTTGTGCTCTATTGTAAATTACAATACAGCTCAGTGCGTACCTACCGATAGGGCGAAAGAGCCTTACGATAAAAGGCTTGATGATATGCTTGGCTATGTATGTTTATCTCCCCAGGATTTTGGCGATTTAAAAAAGTATATTAAGCAGATTCTAGAGGAGCTAGAAAAAGATAAGAGATGGGCTGGGATGTAATTGTCGGCGTAGCTTTTGGCACTGTCTTGACAGGAGTCTCGGCATGGGCTCTTAATAAGGTTTATGAAAACCTACAATCTAACATTAGGACTAGTAAGGAAATTACAGCGCTTCGGGCAAATTACATTGATCTTAATTCTAAGGTTAGCACCTTACTTACTAACTACCATGATCTTAAGCATAGCTATGACGATTTACATACTTTATATAAGCAGTCGTTAGAGGATTTGACTAGGCTTAGAAAGTACACCTATCATTTATCGCAGAATCATAAGGAAACGCTTAGCGTAATTCAAGACACGCAAGAAAGAATAAAAGAGCTATCGAATGTGAATGAGAGGCATGGCAAGGTTATTCGTATATTGCATGATGATTTGATAAAAAGGTATAAGAAGTCGTGAAAAAAACAAAGCTAGGATGGGAGATAGTCTACGATGCGGCCATAAGGCCAGATGGATCGTATTTCTTTCCTGAGAAGCTAAGCGAGGAATACTTACAGGCGAAACGAAAAGAGCTTGGCACGTATATCTTTTCCAACCAGATGATGAATTGCATTATTCCAGAAGGCGAGCAGGATTTTAAAAGAGATTGGATCAAATATTATGATGAGCTTCCAGAGCGCAAAAACACGTTTTGCTTTATAGATCCAGCTATAAGTCAAGAGGATGACGCTGACTTTACGGCTGTAGTGATTGTGGATGTAGATGTGAATAACGATTGGTATTTAAGGGCGGCTAAGCGCTACAAGATTACAGCGACTAAGATCATGGGTTTAATCTTCCAGATACATGAGAAATTTAAGCCTAAGGTGATAGGTATAGAGTCTGTGGCTTATCAAAAGGCTTTATTTCATTTTCTTAAAGAGGAAATGCGGCGAAGAAATACTTATATTCCTGTGCATGACTACCATCCTGGCACTGAGAAGACAAAAGAAGATAGAATAAGAGGGCTAGTGCCAAGGTTTGAGTGGGGCAATATATTCTTAGCTAGGGGCCTTGATGATTTTGAGGATGAATACTTAAAATTTCCTAGGGCTCGGCACGATGATTTGATGGATGCTCTTGCATCGGTTCAGGAAATTGCCTATGCTCCTAGTATTAAAAAGGAGGTCACACATGTCCCAGCACCAAACAGCTCAGAGTACGAAAAGTGGTACATCGAGCAAATCAAAAAAGGCAAAAAGCCAACCTCGGAAGGCTCTATCTTCTGAGGAAATCAGTAAAATGGACCTTGATCCTGTCGAGGATAAGGAAATGATCGAGATGTTAAAGCAAGATCAGGAAATAGAAATCGATGATGGATTAATTGAAGATCTAGAGCCAAAGCAAGAAAAGATTGAGGCAGACAAGTCCAAAGAGCCTGAAGTTATAAAGGCAGAAAAAGTAGAAAAAGACAATGAAATTGCAGACTTAAAAAAGGTCGCAAGGACAGAAAACGAGCTTATGAGCATGGTCGCTTTAGCTAAGCTAAACGGCGTGGATAAGCTAGAGATTTCTGAGAAGCTTATGGCACATTATAACCGGCAAGACAAAGAGACGCCTAATTATTTCTGGTATCAGAATTTGATGCTGATTAAAGAGGGTAAGACCGAGGCTGTACTTAAGGAGCTTAATCGGGAGCTATACTAATGTATGAAATTGCAATTATAGCATCTTTGGTTATACTTTTACTAGGCTCGCAGTTTTTTTGGATGAGGCATACGCAGGTATTGGTTAATAAGTTGATGAGCCGAAATTATACCGAGTATTCGCAGAATGAAAATATGCTCAGTAAAAAGAAAGAAAAGGTAAACAAGGTAAAGTTACCACCGAATATGCCCGATGAATTAGGCATAATGGGTGATTTTAACTAATTAAATTAAAGGAAAATGCTCAATGAGCCTATTGGATAGGGCCAGGGAAAACTTAGAAGGATTTATGGGGGGAGAGAAGCAAAAATATTCCTCCCCTGCGGATCAAACAGGCAAAGAGCGCGAGAAAGTTCAATTTGTCGATGGCAAGTTCAATGATATTCGTTCATCCAATGCAAGAGTAGCGCATGAGGGTATTTGGCTAACTAACGTGGCCTATCTTTTGGGTTTTGATGGCATTTATTATGATACGGCCACTAAGCAATTTCGGCCATTAAACGCACAATCACATTTTTTAAGAAAAAACAGAGTTTATAATAACGAGATACTTCCTACGGCTAACAATCGTTTGGCGCGCTTAACCAAGTCGCCGCCTAAGTATGATGTAAGGCCTAAGTCCTCGGATCAAGAGGATAAGGATGCAGCTAACCTTGGTTTAGAAGTAATCATGGACGTGTGGAATAGAACGCGCATGGATGCTAGGCGTAGGGAGCTAATTCAATGGACGCAGCAGTGTGGTCATTCGTACCTTAAGGTCAGGTTTAATCCTGAAAAGGGCAAGACGATTGATTATGTGGATGAGTTTGGTGAGCCTCAAACGATGCAAGAAGGCGAGATCGAAATGGACGTTGTATCAGCGTTCGAGGTTTTTCCTGATCCTATGGCTAAGAACTTAGACGAAGCCAAATACGTTATACAGGCCAAGGTTAGGTCTTTAGATTATTTTAAAGAAACATATCCAGAAAAAGGTCATTTAGTAAAAGCAGAGAGCGTAGATTTATCTAGCTTGCAGTACGAGGGTAGAATTCAGGCGATGAATAATAATATCGGTGCTGCTGGCGGCTCGGATTATCAGCCGAAAAACTCTGCTATTGAAAAATCCTATTATGAAAAGCCAACAAAGAAATATCCAAAGGGCAGACAGATAATTATGGCTAATGGTGTATTGCTATTAGAAAAAGAGCTGCCAATTGATGAGATTCCTTTTGTTAAGTTTGATGACGTTGTGATCGCAGGGAAGTATTATTCAGAGGCGATCATTACGCAAATGCGTCCGGTGCAAGATCAACTTAATAGAAATTTAGACCTTAGAAGTAAGTGGACTAACAGGCTTTTAACTGGAAAGTACATTGCAGCTCGTGGCCATGGTTTAATTAGTGAGGCTATTAACGATGAGTCTGGCGAGATTGTTGAATATGATCCGGTCCCTGGGGCAGCGGAGCCACATGCAATGCAAATCCCTCAGATGCCATCATATATATATAATGAGGATGAGTCTTTAAAGGGCGGCATTAATAATATTTCCGGTATCAATGAAGTTTCTCGAGGTCAATTGCCATCGGCGTCTATTCCTGCTTTGGGGATGCAGTTTCTTGTCGAGCAGGATGACACAAGAATAGGCGTAGTAACTGAGGGACATGAGCAGTCTTATGCCGACATGGGCAGGCTAATTTTAAAATTTGCAGAAAAGTATTATAAGACAGAGCGCTTTTTAAAGGTCACAGGTAAAAACAAAGAGTATCAGGTAAAGACTTTTAGAGGCGAGGACATTAAGTCGAACTTTGATGTTTATGTGGTGAGGGGCTCAACTTTACCAGGCTCAAAGGTTTTAGGTCGCCAAGAGATTATAAATGCATGGCAGTCAGGCCTTTTAGGTGATCCAAATGATCCAGCTGTCAGAGAGAAAGTTCTTGGCATGATGGAATTTGGAGATATTGGAGAGGCATGGAAAGACAGGGCGCTAGATATGTCGCAAATTAAGCGTCACATTAAGATGATTGAAGATGAGATGCAGCCACCAGTTCATGAAATGGATAATCATACTTTGTTTGTGCAGAAACTTAATGAATATCGTAAATCTGATAAGTTTGATAATTTATCACCTATATCGCAAGAGATTCTATACAAAACGATTGAGATGCATGTGCAGGCGCAAGTGGATTTAGTAGCTCCTGGTGTAGGGGATGATCCGATGAATCCAGACTTGCAATTTTCTACGGCTGCGCAAGAAACGGCTGCGGATATGGGTTTGAATTCTATGGGGCCAATTCCTGAGGAGGATTTGGTTGGCGAAGGTGTAATGGATGAGCCTATTGAGGGCGAAGGGGTATTATAATGGATGCTTTATTAGAGGCTTTAAAGAGAAAAAGAGGCGCAAAAATTATTATGATTGATGCGGATGTCGAGACTGATCCAGAAGATCCGTCGGTTGAAAACTTAGAGGAAGTTGAGGCAGAAAAGGATATGGAAATGGACGCATCGGCAAAAGCTAAAAAGGCTTTAGAAGATGATGGCAATATATTTGATGAGCTTCGCGGTCCAAAAGACAAGATGGTTATGCGTGATGGTGAGGACGATGATTCTATGGACGATGATGTAGAGTCTGAGGATTTGGTTGGCATGGAAAAAGAGGTTGCCGACGATCGATTAATGACTAGACTTAAAAATGGCAAAAAGCCTAATGGTATAGAAGAAAGAATGCAATACAACTTAATGAAAAGAAAGAAAGGATAATTACCGATGAATTTAGATGAGGCCACACAAAACTTTGAAGAAAACTATAATAATCAGGCTAACGAGGACTCTGCAAACACAGAACACCCTCAGTCTGATAATAATGAAAACGAATCCCTAGAGGCTAAGGAGAACACCCAGGACATAGTGGACCTGGACTCTCTAGAAAAGTTTAAATGGGACGGTAAAGAGTACACGAGGGATGAGCTTGGCAAGATGGCCATGCGCCAGTCTGACTATACTCGAAAGACGCAAGAGCTTGCAGAGGAAAAAAAGTACGTGGAAAATTTCACGGCTGACTTTCGTACTTTGCAGGCCAACAACTTTGCCCCTGAGCTGGTCGAAAAGTTCAAGGAAATCTATCCAGAAAAATTTCATAAAACGATAGATCAATTCTTGGATAATGACGGCACATCTCGAGAGGGTAAAGAGCAAAACTTAGAGGATCAGATTAAAAAATACATGGAGCCTCACTTAAAAGACTTGGAGTCTATTAAGCAAGAGGCCTATGAAAAGAAAGTCGATTCAGAGATGAAATGGCTTGATAATCAATTTGAGACTTTAAGTAAAAAGTATCCATACGCTAGTGATGAGCTTGTGAACTCTAAGCTGGTAGCTATGTACGAGCAGTCTAAACAGTCTGGGCAGAATTTGGAAGTTACAGAAAACTTGCTTGAAAAGATGTTTAAACAGGAAAATGAGGCGTATCGAAAGAAGATCGAGGCTATTCGTGCGAGTGAGGCGAAAGAACAATCACAGGTCAATGCAGAGGCGTTTGATACTGGTAGAGGGGGAAGTCCTGCGGTTCAGCAGGGCAAGCGTAAACCTATGACGTTAGAAGACGCAGAGGAGAACGCAATTAATAATTTAACTAGATAATAATGGAGTATTGAAATGGCTAATCAGTTTCAAAATATTACTTCGGGCTTGGCGGAACTAAAGAACTTTTACCAAGGCCCGATTGTGGATCAATTTAACCAGGATTGTAATATCTATCGTGGTGCAAGTAAGGGAAAATTTAACTGGTCTGGTTTTCAGGTTGTACGTCCTTTAAAGGTACGCAGAAACCCAGGAATCGGAGCGACTAGCGATGGTGGCTCTTTGCCAAAAATCGGTCGCCAAACTACTGTGCAGGCTTTGATTAAAGCTAAGTACAACTACCTACGTTTTGGTGTGACTGGTCCTATGATTAAAGCATCTCAAAACGATGTTGGATCATTTGTGCGTAGTGCGGCATACGAATTAAAAGAAGGTTATAATGATCTTCGCAGCGATGCTAACCGTCAAATGAGCTGGGATGGCTCTGGTACTTTAGCGCAGCTTAGTGCAAACGCATCTGCTACGACTACAATTTCTATCAGTGGCCGTGAGTCTACTGAGGCGGCTTTGAAGTTCTTAGATGTTGGTGCGGCAATTGATATTGTTGACTCTGGCGGCACGGTTGTAGCTTCTAATGTGGAAGTTAATTCTATTTCCTCTGGTACAGCTACATCTAGCACAGCAACGATCGTATTGAGCGCGGCTGTAACTGCATCTAGTGGCGACACGATTATCCGTAGCGGTTCTCAGGATCAAGAGATTCAAGGTTTATTGACTCAGCTTGATGGTGGTACTTCTACAGTTTTTAACGTAGATCGCTCTACGTATCTTGCTGCTCAAGGTAACGTTGTGGATCTTGGATCTGGTCAACTTACTTTAGATGCTATGCAAAGAGCACAGGATGAGGCCGAGCGTTTAGGCGGCATGGGTGTAAGTGCTATTTACACTGACTATGCTACTCGCAGAATGTATCAAAAACTTTTAACTGCGGATAAGCGTTATGTAAACACTGTAAAAGGTGATGGTGGTTTCGCAGCAAAAGACAAAAACTTCTTAGAGTTTAACGGCATGCCTATTGTAGCTGATAAGGATTGCCCGACTCGCATGTTCTTTTTAAACGAAAAGCATATTGAAAAGTATGTTTTAGCTGAAATGGAATTTGCTGATGAGACTGGCTCTATGTATATCGCTCAGACTGACAATGACCAGCTAGAGGTAAGAATTCGTTTCTTTGCAAACTTATTTAACGCCAAAGCTCGCGGTTGTGCAGTAATCAGCGACTACGTTAGTCCGTAAGGGGTAAGAAAATGGGATCTACTGAGGAGCGCATATTGACTCGAAACCTAAAAAGGTATGACGCCAATCTTTATGCAAAGCGTAATTCCAAGGGCACTATGTGCGTTTGGTGCGATCATAAAAGATATGAGTCATTTACCTATGCTAAGGGAGTAGGTTTAAAGGTGCTTAAGGTGGATCCTTACCTTGTTATGGCTCTTACTGATACATGGAGTGTTAGTGGTGAGCCAGTTGAGTGGGGAGTGGATGTTGTATTGAATCGACTCAAGGCTATCGATTTGTCTAAAAATCCCGATATTTTTAAAGATATGGATGAACTAGACGAAAAGGTAGAGGAGAGAAAGCAAAAAGATATGTCGAATTCAATCGAGTCTTTTTTATATGACTTTCGCTCTCAGTTTAAAAAAACTTTTAACGACATTAATGTGTCGTCTTTAAAATAGGAGATTAAAACAATGGGAATTGTTAATAGATCAATGGATTCAAGCGAGCAGCAGCAAGTTGTTGAGCTTAAAAGAAAATTAGCAGCAGCGAGTGAGGATCATTTTATTATGCATGTGCCTCATCCAATGCAGATTCAAGCAGTAAAAGCGGTAGCTAGCGGTATTTCTGGTAGCCCTGAGGCTCAATTAGAGCTTAAAAGATTTGTGGTAGGCGCTGGCCTTACTACGATTTCAATCGGCGCTTCTTTGGCTGTAGCAGCTGTAGGCACAAGCGGTCCTCAATCGTTTAGTTTGCCTGCGGCTGGATCTAGCTTGTTAGAGCTACAAGAGGGAGATATCCTAAACGTAGCTACGGCTGGTGCGGATTCTGGTGTAGATAACTTGACTGTATCTGTAGTAGTTAAGAGCTTACAAGATATTAAATCTTGGTACTAATATAGTACCTTGGACGTTGTGTGGTCCTAAAATCGGGGAGCTTTTGGGTTTCGGTAATGGCTTGAAGCTCCCCACCTTAGGAGAGGTAAAACAATGAGTGTTTTTTTTCTGCAATTTGGTAGCGGTGATCCATCAAATAATAGTGGGCTAAGTCCTACGTTTACAATTTTTAAAGACAGCGCTGGTAATGACATCACGCCGCCAAGTATTGCGGAAATATCCTCTAGCGGTATTTACTCGTTTACTTTTTCTCCTACCTTATCGATAGCCTTTGTATGCGATGGTGCTACGACAGGGCTTTCCTCTACGGATCGATATATCACAGGCGGTTTAGATCCTGCTATTGGCGATACGAGCGCTTTAATTGGTGATAGCTCTAGCGATCCAACGAGTGTATTTGGTTATCTTAAACGGCTGCAAGAGCTGCAAGAGGGTGATGAGGAGTACACGAAAGCAAGCGGAGTTTTGGAGAGAAAAGATAGAACAGGTGCGACGACATTAGTTTCTCAGACTATAAGTGATAGCACTTCTAATATAACAAAGACTTGATAAAGTAACTTAAATTTAGAATACTTCTCTTACATTACCTAGGGGGAGTATTGTCAAATACCATAAATCCAAACAAAGAAACCGAGCAGGAAAAAGCAAAAAAGACTGCTTTTTTTAATGGTTTTAAAAAGGCCATAGATCAATGGGAAAAGACGCGCCCAGGCCAGATGCCGCCTGTTATTCAAGACAAGCAAGGTAATTGGCAATGGGTAAACCGCAAAGAAAGAAGAAAACTAGAAAGAAAGAAGAAAACTAGAAAAAAGAGCAAAAAATAGGAGATAAAACAAGATGTCACACACACGTCCGAGCATTAGCTTATGCATGATAGTAAAAAATGAGGAAAAGCACATGAATAGGCTTTTGCCTCAGCTTATGGATTTATTTGATGAGGTAGTAATTACTGATACTGGCTCGACAGATAAGACCTTAGATATTTTAAATGAATACAAGGGGAAGTATCCAGACAAGATGGTAATAGGTCATTTTGATTGGGTGAATGATTTTGCTAAGGCAAGGCAGCACTCGATGGATCTATGCACTAAAGATTATGTTATGTGGCTGGATTCAGATGATGAAATCGTGAACGTAGATGAGTTTATTCGTTGGCGCGATTATACGATGCACTCAGCGGAGTATTGGCTAGTGAATTACAATTACGCGCAAGATAAAAATGGGAATAGTGTTTGCGAATTTGTTAGGGAGCGCGTGGTAAAAAATGACGGTGTATTCAAGTGGAAATATCCTATTCACGAAGGTTTAGTGTCAAAAGATGAGTGCGAAAGGCGCATATACTCGCAAAAAACTCGTACATGGGAGATAAAGCATGTGCGTGATGCCGAGGACATGGAGCAGGATCGCAATAGAAATGTGAGCATTTTTGAGTCGTTTATTGAGCAAGGCATAATGGACGATAGGCTGAATTTTTATTATGGCAAAGAGCTGTTTGATATAGG